GATCGCCATGCGGCAAAACCAAAACTTCCTCAACGGGCAGGGTAGAAGGATCAAGTCCACCAATCTTCATAGCATTTCCCTCGCAAGTAAAAGAATGCGGTGCCGGCGTGATGCCGGCACCGCGTAAAGCACACTCTTACGCACCACGAACAATCGTCGGTTCGAGCGCGTTGCACTTCCCGGAAACCGCGATGGTGGCGTTCTTCAAGTCGAAGTCACGCTTCTCACTGCGGAAGTCAGGGAAGGTATACGTGGACGAGGCCGCGCCGCCGCAAGGCCGCACGTCTTCAACCACAACGTCCACTGCATACGGCTCGCATAAGTCGGTAGACGACGTGACCCATTCGGAGGCCGCGCCAGTACCCTTGAGAGCCTCGATCGGCGTGATCGCCTCGCCCGTACCGGAAGCCACCTGGTCAAACGTGAAGTTCGTGGTGATTTCCATCGGCTGATCGTCACCCCGACGCACGGTGTCAAGCTCGCCCCGGTCCAAGTCATACTTGTACTGGTCAGCTTCCGTGTATTTCAGGTCGCCATCACCAATGGTGATCTCAACCTGATTGGGTGCAAACGTCAAAACAGCGCCCGTCGAATACGAACTCGACGCAGCCCCGAGGGCCGGCGTGAACGTAATGGCGGTCGTCGGACTGGTAGCCGGAGTGGTATCCGGCGTTCGGGCCGTGACCACATGGGTCGTCGCAGCAGCTTCGCCAGCGAGCGTGAATCGAGCACCAATCGGCACGAGGTCCGTGTCAAGAGTGTTCAACACAACCGAAGCGATCGTCAGGCTGGTATTGCCAGAAGACGGCGCGACGCCAGTCCCGCCGTCAAGCGTCTGGGCGATCGTCACTTCAACACCAGCACCGCCGGTGACATTCGTGTCGTCGATCACCATCATGCCCAAACTCGCTTCGCCCAATGTGCCAGTGAACTCGCACAGATAGGTGACGCCGGCCGTTCCGGTAACGAGGATGTTACCCTCACCGATTGAAGTCAACCCTTCAAGGGCAGACTGCAACTGAGCAGGTGTGATGTTGTACGGCAGATTGCCGCTTTCCACAGTCGCATACGTCACAGTGAAGGTTCCGCCAGAGGCGTCAGTCACGGTGATCGTTTGCTTCTCGTTCGTTTTCTTGGCACTTGCGGCAGTTCCCGCCAGACCATCCTTGAGATAGATGGTACAATTTCGTAGATCAATCCTGGCCATAGGTTACTCCACTGGCAAAGGTTAGGTTTCAGTCAACTCCATAACGTAACGGGCATCGACCTCTGTCTGTTTGAGCTTGTCTGTGCCCATCTGACCGAAGTTCATCACCCGGATGCTGTCATTCCGCCCAGGCCGTGGGGTGAGGCAACCAAGGAACACCTGTGTGCTCGTGTCGCCCTCGACGTAATCACCTGGTTCACCGCCGAAGTTCCAGACCGGGATAGGCAAAGACATTGCCTCATGGAACAACCCCGCATACTTGAGGATGGTGGCAGCGTTCTTTCTGGCCCCGTCATAGCGGCTGGTCAGAAGCACGTTGACATCAACATAGATGCGGTGGTATCCCTTCGAGAGTTCCGAATCGAAGGGGCCGGTAATTCGGATTTCCGCCCTGTCACTAGCGCGCTCAAAAGTCGCCGTCCGTTCGTCGAAATGTTCGATGAGTACAGGCAAACTTTCATCTGTGGCGACATCCTGTAGGTAGTCTGCCACCGAATGGAAAATCCAACGTGCCCAATTGGGGTTCGCAGCCATAGTTGCTCCTATGCCGAGACGGCAGATTGTTGGAGGTTGAGGCTCGATCCCGCCCCGGCAAAAAAGACATCTTTACGGATGTCAGCCGAACTGGCGGCACTGGCTTGAAGCGTTGTGAGGGTTGATTCCGCTCTCAGGTCAAAGATTTGCGGTGGTACTTCACCAACCAATTCGCGTCCCGTGATAACCCAGCCGGCGTCAACCTCGAAGGCTTCCACCGTTTTGACCTGATATTTGCGATTGTTGAAAACAATCCAATCGTCGGCTGTGAGTTCCGGTAATCCAGGAACGTCATGGCGATCGACAATGAAGTCACGTTGACCCATGTCGTAATCACCGCCAGTTACAAACTGCTTGTTAGCAGAAATGATCGAGATCGTCCGTTGGACAATTCGATCTATCTTCGCCGGCACGACGACCGCCCGACGCACATGCGTCTTGGTCTTCGTGACAACTTTTTCGCCCGTTCTCGCATTCGTCACACTCGACACCAGCTTATAGATGTCGATCGGCGCACCGTAGTCTTTTTTCAACTGGTAGAGCGCCTGCCGAATCCGATAGCTTAGGTTTCGATTTACAGGTGGACGCATGGGAGTTCCTAACGGTCAAGAGATTTTTCGATTCGCTCCATCACTGCCGTATTCTTGGCGATGACGGCCGAACAATCTTTAACCAACGGAAGAATGACCTCCCGCTGTTCGTCTTCCAACTGGTCTAGCCGGTTAGAAAGGCGGTCTTCGCGTTTGTAGTCGCGCCAGAGAAAGAACACGACGGCGAGTAAAAAGGGACCATACTGTTTTAGGAGTATCATTGCGTCCGCAAACTCGCCCGTAGCAAACAAAGTAGGCATCACAGAGTCCTTGGCTGGGCGGGTAAAGAAGACCCCTTGCCCCAGGAGGTCTGGGGCAAGGGGATTGAAAACAGACGCTTAGCCGAGCAGCGGCACACAGAGGCCGGAGTTCAGCACAGCAACGCCGCAGAGCAGGTCCAAGTTCACCTTGGTTCCGCCAGCGTCGATGTCGTACTGAGCCGCAATGCGCATCGAAATGCCATTGTGGACTCCGACGTGGGCCATGACACCCATTTGCGGGCTGGGCAGGGCCAGGGGGCGGCTGACCAACGCGATGGCGTCACGATGGAACGCCCAGTTCATCGAGCCGTAAGGACCGGGGAACGCACTGGTCGCACCATCAGCGACGAGCACTTCCAGCGGACGATCCAGAGTCACACGGCAGGAAGTTCCGCTCACGTACACCGACTCGATGATCGTGTAAGTGTGCCGAGTTCCAGCAGTCGCACCGAAGGCCAGCAATTGGCCAACCGCAGGCTGCTTGCCGGAAGTGTAACCACTCAAGAGAATGCTCTTGCTGTACCCAACCGGGTAGTCGTCGGCGGTCAAGCCAGACGCACCGACCGCACACGCCTTGTAGCGCGTAATGACGGCGTTGTCCTCGGTGGCGTACTTGCTGGCCTCGTTCAGGACGACGGAAGTGGCCTCAACGGGGGTCACAACCCAAGTCGGCTGATCGTTGCCGGCAACCACCAGGAACTCACCAGCCACGACGCCGGCCAAACCGGAAAGCATCGCGCCAGTCGTACCGGCAGGATACGCTTCGGTCAGAGTACCAGCGGCCGTGTCGGCACCAGTCGTGCAACTGTTGACGTTCTGGTCGAGGTAGGTGCTGAACCCGGCGATTCGCCCGAGCACCGCATTCTCCAAAGCCGACCCGCCGTCGCCACGCTCGTTCGCTTTCACGAACATCGTGTTCTTGAGCAGGGCGGTTTCAGCGGCAGACGAGAGGACCAGGTTCCGACCTTGCATCGGAGCCAGATTCTCATTCAGGATTTGACGGGCTTCCAGCACGTCGTCATAGCTCGTTGCGGCAGTCAAGCCCATCAACGTACCAGCACGATCGGCGGGAGCGCCGAGGAACGCATGAATGCGGCCCATGATGGCGCGGTCAACAGACCGGGCGATCACTTGCATGGCCGGAGTCAGGTACGCATCGACCAAATCCTGGAAGCTCAAAGAAGCCTCGCCATCCTTGATGACGAAGTTCTTGTAGAACCACTGGTCCAGGCGAACCGGGACATTGGTGGCCGCAGCCGTTTCGGGAACCAGAGTGTCGCCGTCAGCCTTGCGGGTGATGGTGAAAGTTCCGGCCCGGCGAGTGTTCACTACGTCGCCGTAGTTCTTCACGTCGGCCTCGAAATCGCGGGACACGAGGTTCGCCATGACCATATTCTCTTCGAGAATGGCCAGGCCCTCGTTCGCCCACTGTTCAGGAATGAAGGCGTCGTTGCCAGCGCCAGCGGCGTAGCCGGTAATGGCGTCACCGCCGGTCCAGCCGTAACAGGCAACGGAAGCCACAGAAAGATACCACTTGTTCATCTTGTTGTCTCCAAAAGGGACAGATTCTTCTTGTTTGTGAAAGAGCCAGCCCCTGATTCTTTAACGGCGTCTACGACGCAAACCGAGCAGTTCAGGGTTCTCTGCTCTGACTTTCTGGTACTGATCGGGCGTAAGACTACGCACGTCAATCCGTCCGTTGGAACCCGGTGTAAGGCCACCGATAGCCGAATTGCCACCAACACCAGAGACGACGTTCTTGCGGAAGAGATTTTGGAACTCTGCAATCTCTGTCATCCGCTTGACGGCCTCAGTAGGCGTCTTGGTGGTCTTGATCTCTTGACCAGTCGTGTTATCCTTGTCCGGGAAGTCCACCATGACATCAAATGTCCCGGTGCCCTTGCCGTTTGCGTCCAGCCTCTCAACCAATCTGGTCATGTCCTTGAGGAGGGTGGTGACTTGACGAGTGTTGTACGCTTCATTCTAACAGCGGCATCTTGCAAT